TACTTTGCCAGTTACCGCCGTTTTTAACTTAGAGCCGGGATTTGCCCGTCTATACGCAGCTACCCCGGCCTTAGTCATTCCCGCCCCCTTTTCTGTGGGGCGGAAATTCTTTTTATTACGCGGAGGCATCTTCCCTTTGGAACTAGCCATTATTTTCTCTACGACAAGAAAATAGTTAATTGATTACTAGAACCAGTGAAAGCAGAAACAAACGCACCGCTCGTAGCAAGAATGCCGTCATCTGGAATATTTAAATGGTGCATTCCTGTGGGAAAAGTCTGCGTAATCAAAGTTTCACCAGAAGCACTACCATTTTTAATCGTAAAGGCACCAGCCGCATCTGCAAAAATTACAATTTGACGGATGCGAGAACGAGCCGGACCTACAACAGCAGCAGAATCTCCTTGGGCGTGGTTAAAGGCTCTTACTGGACCAGCCATATTTGCCTCCTATTAAGATGCGTCTGATGAACTAGAAATCCCAAAGAATTTTAGAACAATCACTGTATCTCCACCGGGATCTCCTGAAACAACAACTTCTACTTCATCTGCTGTTTCTGTCGCCGCAGTAGTCGTTCCACCTGACATGCCTAAAACACCGTTACAAGGGAAAAATCCTTTGAAACCAGTTGAATTTACAGCAGCAGAAATTCCATCAACAAACCCATCTGTATCGGCATCTGTACCAATATCAACAAGGTTCACAGAGTTAGCAGCGGCTGTAGTCACAGCGACCATAACTCCCATGGGTATAAAGTTAGAAGGAATACCTATAGCAGATTCTTTTCCTGTCGTAGCACCGTTTGCAACTGTCACAGTTGCAACGTATGTAGAAAGTGTCATCTCACTAGTAAGAGAACCAATCGTAGAACTTTTGATGATATTTTTAAATCCGTTTTCAGAACGGACTGGACCTGAAAAGGTACTATTAGCCATTTGCATCTCCTGTCTTGGCTAGTGTCAGACTCACAATGAGTCTGTCAGGGATGAAAAAACTATACAATAAAAAAGGGCGACTGTGAAGCCGCCCCTTTCAACACCTTTGGAGAGGTATTTTTATGCACCCGGTGAGCCGAATACACAACGTGGATCTGAGAATCCAAAGCTGTAACGCTCACGAGCCTTGAACCGCATGTTACCAGTATCGAAGTCAGCTTCCATACCAGTTGACATTGGTGTGCGCTCAAAGTGCTTGAAGCCGTTAGGCGCATCCGTCTTGATAAAGAAAGCATCTGTATCAGTCAGGAAGTGATTAACGGTGTAGCCTTCAGGAAGCATACCCATGTTACGTATAGCATTTACATCATTGTCTGATGTGCTTGGGCGTAGAGTTGACTCAAGAAGACGATCAGCAACGAATTGAAGCTGTGGTGGAATGATTAGCTTCATACCACGAAGTGCAACAATCATGCTACGCTCATCAACAAATGTTGAGATGTCAATGAGAGCATTTTCAAGTGATGTCTCATTAAGATCAGCAGCAGTTGATGGCTCGTTACGAAGAGTTCCACCACCAGCTAGTGGGTGATCAGTAGCGCAAAGCTCCTTACCATCTCCACCTGTAAAGCTGCTATTGAACGCATTGTTCAAAGTTGCAGCAGCTTTAACCTGCTTTGTGTGGGCCATTGAACGAGCAAGAGCCTTTGTATAACGAGCGCCAAGGCGGTCATACAAGTTATCTTCCAAGGCCTCCTCTGTCAGCGCGAAAGCAAGAGCAATTGTCTCATGCGTATAACGTGCTGTGTATGCCTCAGAAGCTGAGTCAAAAGCGACTCCAGCACCTTCTGATTTGGTGTTTGCATTTCCAAAACCGACCAACATCACTTCTTCTTCAAATGCACGATCTGAAGCTTCTGTGTCGTAGATTTCAGCATGCTCGGCATCGTAACGATCATATTCCATTCCGAATAGAGCGTTGAGGCCGGGTTCTAGCTCTTTCGCTAGTTGTGCGCGAGAAATAGCCATTTCTAAGCCTCCTTATGCCAAGCCAGCGGACTTTTGTCCGAAGATATGGTTTTGAATGACACAATAGACATTAGTTGCATCAGAAGATACATCATTGTTCTCTGGATCTTCAGAGATGTCTATCACCTTAACTGACAAGTTTTGAGTAGTCGCACCGTCAGACACATTCAACTCAGCACCAGAAATGCCAGTTGTTGTGCTTCCAGCCGAAGTATAAACAATGTCAAAGTTGCCAAACAAGTCAGCAACAGGGAATGCAGCATTACACTGAATTTCAAAGATAACCATTGGGTCATCAATGACAAAAGCAATAATGTCAGAAGCATTAGTGCTTGCAGGGTAGAAGTTTGAGAACTTCTGCTCACCTGTTGTTGGATCAGTGAACTGACATCCATTGAACACACCAACGATTGGTACTGTTCCACCATCAGCGTGTACTTCAATACCGCCACCAGTTACTTGAGCAACCATGTCACCTTGGAAAATGGCTGTTCCATAGTTAGCGGCGATACGATAACGGCTTTGCCCACCAGTATAGGGTGTTCCACCTATCCTTTTCACAGGGCGCATGCCGAAGGCAGCATCTTTATTCGCCATGATTTAGTCTCCTTCGACTATCACTATTCCCCTCCTTTCGGTCCACCAAAGGACACAGAAGAGGATCGTTGAGGTTTTTGCTTTGGCATGTTTGGATTGTTTTCACGCATCCAATCACGATCCACAGCTTCCATTTGATTTTGGGTCACATTTTCATAATGTGCATTTCTTTGTTCCACGATCTCTTCAGGGATTCTAGCCAACATAAGACCCCCAACGCCAATCACGCCAGCGTTTTTACCTTCATCGCTCGTAACAGGAGCATCAAATTCAGGATGATCTTCAGCTTTTACAAGCTCCCATCCCTCACGGCGCTTCTTGTGAACGTTATTTTTGTCATCGTAGCCCATTACAGACTCACGGATCCAACGGTGTTTATAGCCAACTGGGGCTTCTGGAGCTTCAAGAGTGGAGGGTGGTTTCCAATCGGCAACTCTCGCTTGTTTTTCACGGGTTTGCGAATCCCGGCTTGTACGATCAGTCATTTCCCCTTCTCCTGAAGTTTTGCAACCTCTAGTGCGAATCGCTCCATAGGTATGTTCATTTTTTTGGCAAAAGCCACCTGTCCCGGCGTTAATTCCACCGTCTTCTTCCGCCCACTTTTACTTGATGACCGTCCATTTGACGCAGGAGCGACAGGTTGAGCGTTTTGCCTCTGCTCCTGAAACTTTTGCGGAAAGTATTGACGCATTCGCTTATCTATTTCCGCGTAATATTCATCTGATGATGGATCAAACCCTTCAGCACCTACAATCTGTGTATGAATAGCTTCAGCAGCTCTACTCATAATCATATCACCGCTAGGCCCAAACCAAGCGTTGCGAGACATCCAAGACTGTAACTTAGGGTCTAAATCTTGCTCTCTTGGAACTTGCGGAGATTGCAATTCTTGTTGAGGCGCTTGTTGTTGAACTTCTTGCTCTTGTTCGGATCTAGCTTTTTGTATGCGTAAACGTTCTTTTTCGATAGCTAGTTGAGACATTGCAGATTGCGCCTCTGCAACTTTAGTCATGTCACCAGCGTCATACGCTTCCTGCATGGCCTTCTTAACAGCAGCCTCTTGTGTTTCTACACGAGCGCCATACTCACTGACATACCCTTTGTCCAAGTCAGCGAGGCGTTTTTTCATTTCCTCGTTTTGTTGTTGGACCTGTCTAGCATAGGCATACGCTGCTTCACTCTCTTCAAGAGCTTGCTTGCGTTTTGCTGTAAGTTGATTAATACGCTTTTGAACGTTTTCGCTATAGTTTTCAAGCTCTGAAGAATCATCTTCCTG